TGGTGGGCAAACCATAGAGAGAATAACGGGTGATTATATTTACATGTATGATCAAATACACAGTAATAAAGATGATATTGATCAAACACTCTACTTCTTAACAGGGCATGGTAATTACATAGACGTAGCGTACGATTGGGATTATAGTGTATTATTACCATTTTATTTCTTTAGAAACCCAAGTTTAGCTATACCTGTGTGCGCCTTAACAAAACAACTGGTAGAAGTACGTATAAAGTTTAAAAAAGTTGAAGACGTCACTGTATCATACGCGAGAACAGGTGGTGATGTATCTGATCCACCGTCAAGTGTTTCTTCTTCTATCAAAAATGTTTCTCTCGTGACAGATTTCTTTTTCATTACAGAAGATGAAAAGAATTTCCTTCTTACACGCCCCATAGAATACGTTATAAACCAACTCCAAATGTCTCAATTTAAGTTTAAACCAGGTGAATCTAAAAAATCTGGTATGCTTAACTTTAAAAACCCTGTCAAGGAAATGTTCTTTTTGGCTATAAGCGATGATGTATACAAATACGAACCAATAAAACAAGTTACTATGAAATTTAACAATAACGTAATCATAGACGCTGATAATTTAATGCTCAGTTACGAACAACCATTAAAGTACTATACGGGGGTAACGGGTAATAAATTTGGTGTCTATAGTTTTTCTCTTAAACCGGAAACGTATTACCCTACTGGTCAGGTTAACATGAGTAGAATAGCACACAATTTGATAGATATTGAACTCGATTCACCAGACGCGAGTTTCGGGCACAAAGTTTACGTATACGCTGTAAACTATAACGTTTTACGTATAAGCAGCGGTCTCGGGGGTTTAAAATTTTAGTCAGTTATACTAGTAATGGCTGGTCGTGTTCAATTAGAAACATCTGGTCCACAGGACGCCTTTTTTACAGACAACCCCGAATATACCTATTTCATAAAGAATTTTCAAAAACATACAAACTTTGCACCATTCTTTGTTGATTTAGATGTTGAAGGTGAAGTAGAATTTGGGAACACTATTCGATGTACAATCCCACAAAACCAAGGTGATCTTCTTAAGACAGTGAGTATGAAAGTTGAATTATCGGCTATAGATCAAAGTTTAACATCGGGGTATGATGGATTTGGGTACGTCGAGTCTATAGGTCACGCCATGATTGAGCATGTAGAAATTCTCATAGGTGGTCAGGTTATTCAGCGTATACCAAGTGATTTTTTAGCTATATATTCAGATAATTATGTTACACAAACAAAACAACATAATTTAGCGAAACTTATTGGGAAACCACCTTTAGAATTTTCGGGTACACCTGTATCGAACAATGATATATTAGGATATCTTGGTTTTGCTACATCTAATCAGAAGTATTTTGTTGATATACCGTTTTACTTTTATAATAACCTGGAATTGGCTGTACCACTTTGTGCTATAACGGGTCAGGAAATTGAAATTATTATTAAGTTAAGGGATGCAAAAGATTGTATATATGGTAGACATACATCAGACCAAGAATCTTATTATACGGGATTATCACCAACTGGTCTCATAAAAAGTTTAAAATTAACAACAGAAATGATTTCTCTAGACGAAGAAGAAAAACAGATGTTATTAAGTAAAAAAATAGATTATATCATCACACAAGTACAAGAAAGTAAAGGAATTATACCTGTGAACACAACATCGATATTTAAACATAAACTTGAATTCAAAAATCCAATAAAAGAACTTTTTTTCGTTATTCAGCGTATAAGAAAAGTCGTTAATGGGTTTTTTATAAGTTCTTTTAATTATGATTCACCAAATCAGGTTATTAATAACCTATATACAAATTATGAAAATCTAAATAATCTTGAACTTACACTCGATGATTCTATAATTTTAGATAATGTTACTGGAAACGCTATAAACTTACGCGCGGTACAGAGTGGTATACACCATTCAAGAACGCAATTATTTAGAAGATACTATTCGTATAGTTTCGCACTTGAACCAGAACGGTGGTATCCAACCGGTCAAAGAAATTTTAGTTTAATTAAAGAACAGTTTGTAAAACTTGATTTACATCCAGATAATGTTGCTGATAGAGAACTTAGAGTTTTAGGCCTAAGTTATAACATACTCCGTGTAGAAAACGGAATTGCTAAAACACTGTTTAATTTATAATGAATCAACAAGAAAAAGACGCAACCGAAAACTTAATTGAGCAGGTCCAGGACTCTGCTATTAACATTATTCAACCCGTACTCGAAAGAACTATGGTTCTCGCAGCTGAATACGCCAGGGCTTCCGGTAGAGATATGGTACTCGGTGAAGATTTGGAATACGCTATGAAATATTGTGCCATGAACGAAGTTGGTAAGAAAATGGGAACACATTTCCCAGAAATATACGAAGAATCTTCCGATGAAGAAGACCAGGAGGAAGAAGATATTGATTTTGAAGATGAAGAAATTCCTTTTACGAGATACACTGGACGCGAATATAAGTTTGTCAAAATGAATATGGCGTATGATACTTGGGATGCGTGGGAACCAAAAAATCCGTCAGAATTAATGTTAAAAAATGCTATAGATAGTAATGAACACATCGGAACCTGAAGGGTACGAAGGAACGTCTAAACATTTTAAATTATATGATGACGATGATAGTTCTGATACTGAAAGTGATTCCGATACAGAAACAGATTCGGGATCCGACTCGGGAATGGAACGCATAAATGTTGGTATGTTAAAAGGATATATGAAACCGAAACACTATAAAAAAATTTTAATAGAAGAAGATTTACTCCCCGATTAAAATCTCAGGATACTATATATAAAAATGTCTACTGCTGCTGAAACTGTTACGCTCGTCGCTCGTGAACTCGAGTCCCAATCCCTCAACGCCGTCGTTGCCGGCTTCTCCTTCGCCGCCGCCCTCTCGTGGATGGACTTGGTCAGATGGACTGTTAACCAAGTTGTTAAGGTCAACAAGAACGGTGGTATGAACTACACGCTCACGGCCTTGTTTACGACGCTCTTGTCCATCTTGGTCTACGTTGGTATCTCTCGTGTGTCTACACGTGTGCAAAAGCCAGCTCAACCAATCTTCGCGGTTACTCGATAAATTTAGGTTTACGCATAACCAATAGTAAAAATAAACCGGTTGCAATTACCATAAATATAGATATAAACGCATCCCATCTACGCGGATCCTCCATTTCGGGGATACTCATAGGTGGTGGAAGAGCAAAGTCTCGTTCCACTTTAGCAATATTCTCAAGTTTATCAGTTGAACACGTCACTGCAAGTTTAAGTATATGATTCGCATTTCTAAAATCATATGGTATTAACCGATTATTACTACTGTAATAAAACTGAACACGTAAACTCGATATCGTTTTTTGTGATCCAGAATCAAAATTGTGTTCAACTGTATCGTCAACACCCGAAAAGTTAATCACGTCCCCACAGAGAAGTATACGTCCTGTATAAAAAGGTGTTTCCGAAAATACTGTTTTGTTAAATTCATCTGAACCACTACTCAATTTAACTATAATTGCATCGGGACCCTGTAAATTAATACTCCCAGTTTCTAATGAACTTGAAGTTGATGACACGTTTGAAGCAGGTAAACCTAAAACATCGTGGGGTGTTGTGTACCCACTTGTACCAGATGTATAACTATTCGTACCAGTATAAAACAAAAATGTAAAATCACTTGACCCTGTAAACGTTATAGCATTCGTATCTTTATCAAAAGTTGTATCTGTAATTATAGTACAGTTGGTATTAATAGCTTCGGCTAATTCTTCTCCGTTATAGTTTCCAATTGGTATAGTTACCGTTTGAGTGGTACCACCGTTTGTTAAAACATCAAATTGATTGTTCCTGGAGTGTATAAGGTACTGACTATTATGTATACGTGCTGATATAAGTGAAATTTTAGTTACGTCATAAATAGGGTTTTTTAGATGTACGACATAATCACTTGGATTTGAATACAAAACAGGGTCTCGTTCACCACTGTCTATATCTAAGGTATGTACCTTCATTAAAATATAGGAGCATTATTTTAATGAGTGTATGTCTCAATTTTTTAGTTATTTAAGAAAGACTATGAACTAATGGGTTACTTGAAAGTTGTCTTCTAGCTGTATCCAAACTCATATTTGTAGCATTTGGATTTTCGTGTCCCTTATAAGCATTGAATTTATGATAATCGTTATGTCTATATTGTTGTGTCCAAGCACCATTCGCAGCATTTACTCGACCATCAATTCTCGTTGTATCAGAGCGAACACTTGTAACCATACCTCCTTGGTTAAGTGCATCGGCACGAACGTTCATTCGCCCTGGACCCGCAGCTCTATTTGGTTTACCACGGCGGTCGTCTGGTCTGAAACCGTATTTTGTAAGTTCTTCGGCTGTGTACGCAGAACCGAATGTTCTCTTTTCACCGATCTTAGTCGCTGGTGTATTCAAGTATCCACCAACAAAGCTGCTAATACCTGGGGCTGGTTGATTATTGTATTGATATTGTTCTATAGCACCATCAGCTTTGTTTCGTGTTGGTTCCTGAGCACGTGTAAGTGCAGAAACCGTTCTCTTCGCAGATGCAAAATTTAATGTATCGGTTCTGGAACCAGTTTCCGATCTATTTGTTGTTCTCTTTGTGCGTTCATGTTCTGCTCTTGGCGTTCTACCAGTCATACCCTGCGCTCTACCTGCAACTGGAGGAAGACGACCATGTAAAAATGCAGTCTTTTCTGGTCTATTGTGTGAAACTTCACCGACAATACCACGTCTACCACCCTTAGCATCATATGCTGGACCCGACCTACCAGGTAAAGTCGTTAAGCGATACGCACCAACATTTTCCGGATTAACACGAAACAATTGTTGATTACCCCCAAATGCGGGAACTTCTGGTCCAACACCCAAACCCGGTCCGACGAGTTGTTTTTCAATTGGTGAAAGATTATTCATTCTCCCCGCGTCATACATACGATTTCTCATAGACAAAACTTCACCACCCGAAGAACGTTGTTGTGGAGCAATTTGAGCGAACGATCCCATTTCTTGTTTTGAATTATATGATGGTTCTACTAATGGTGATAAAGGTCCTAAATAGTCTGTTTGTTGAGTAACCTCCATATTAGAAAAATCAGAAACTACCTCTTCTTCTTCTATTGGGTTACCTTCTACTGTGTATTTTTCGTCTGGTTGACTTAATTTTCTACCGGCATAAACTAAGCCGGCTATAGCCATTATAGATATAGGATCAGCCATTCTTATTTCTTAGCGAGATTTTTATTGAGGTATCTTTGCTGAAACAAACCATTTTGCATTTCAGCTCTGGTACTCGATGGTTCATATGATTGTGTTCTAAGTGGTAATTTACACTCGACATTTTGAAGTGGGTGAAAATTTCTTTCGTAAGTCTTCGCTAAAACTTTATTGAAACGAGATGTACTTTGTGGTCTGAGTTGATCAGATGCGTCAATGTACTGTGCTGGTGAACCTTTACCCGCCATATATGGAGCGGTACCATATAACATGGTGTTTGGTCTACTTGACCCATAGTTAAGGGTACTGGGCTGAGGATATACAAAAACTTCTTCGGTCGCGCAAACGGCTGGAACCGCGTGATCTTGAACCACTTTCATTCCTGGTTGGAGTTGATACGCCATTTATTATTACAAAAGATTTTGTTTATGGAAATCGAGTATCTACTACTTTATTATTAAATTGTTTAAAATTAAGGGGCTAATCCCGAACCTCTATGCATACCACTTCTTTTATCACCGTTTGGATCGAGTCCCGCGAACGCTTCAAGTTGAACCCCTCTCGCGTCTGGGTTACACAATCGTGGGTCTTGGCGACACGTATTATCTCTTTTACCATGGATAAATTCATAATATGGTGTGCCACCGATGGATGTATCTGGCATACTTACAAACTGTCTCGATAGTGCGTTTCTTTGATATTCTGGCATAGATGAACGCGAACGAGATGGTCCGTATTTGATATCACCTGTAAGAAAATTGTTTACTGGGGTTTTTACGGTTGGGTAATGACATGACTGAGGTCTGTCTGGTCTATCTGCGTAATCCGACATGAGAACATTTCCCATAGGATTATCTTTTGTTGGCATTGAACATTCTTTACCTATATTATTGTATACATTTGTTGGTCGTATAACACCTTCTTTCACCATATTGGATTTTTCCATTATATAAAGAACACCAAGTGCGGTTGCACC